CCCAAGGTGTAATTTGATGAGATACCTGTGTTGGCCTTGACGTTGCTGCCGGTCAACATTGTGCTTGGTCCGTCAATCTGAACCAAAGATTTAGTTTGTGTGGCGATGATTGATCCGGTGCCTTCTATAGCCGATCCAGCAGCCAGTGTAAAAGGATCAGCACTGCGGAAAGTTTGACCTGTAAAGTTTTGTAATTCTACCGTGGCCACAGTTATACTTGGGCTTCCGGTGGCGCTGTAATATGGAATGCCTGAAATATAAGCGTAAGTTCCGCTGACATTACCAGCCATGACCACGTTACTGGTTACCAAGGTAGGTGCTGAATTTAAATTGTCCTTGACCATGCCCACGGTGTTGGTGTTACCCGACACTGTGTGTCTGAGCTGGAAATCGTTGTAGCCTGTGCCCAAACTGGCCAGGGTGTTGCTGATGGTAGCAGAAAACACCTTGTAGAATCCTGTGGGAACCGCGGCATTGGCCACGTGCAGATCTCGATCAGCTGATACAATTAAGGCACCTGCTGTTCCTACTGTGTTTCCACCCGTGGTAAATGTCACATTGCCTGCGGCAGTGTTGTTGACAAAGGCAGTCAATGTGCCCGTGGTTGCTGTGTTGGCATTTTGAACTTGTGTGCTGGTGGCAACCGGAGTGGTAGTGGCCACACGAGTAACTGATGTGCCGTTGGCCACAATATTACCACCGGTGTTGTCTGTGGCTCCGGCTGCTAACAACGGACTAGTGCCCTGACTGGCAGTGGATATGGTCACATTGGTGTAGCCGCTGAGATTGGTTGGTGCGGTGGGGTTGGCTAATATGGTAATATAACTGGTTCGAGTCAGTGTGTTGCTCTGAGAAATAGTGCCTGGCGTGCCATTGGCCTGCAATGCAACAGTTTTGGTCCCTGTGGTCGGAGATCCTACAGCCGTCAGATACGAATGAGTCACATTGGCAAAAGTTATTAAACCAGTATTGCTAGTAGTGTCACCCCATGTCCAGTTGAATACATTTCCAGTAAAGGCCACGTTGGGCGATGTATCGTTGCGGAAGTTAAACAAACTTCTGTCAAGACCGTTGTAGTCCGTGTATAGATATCCAACCTGGGCATTAGATGTGTACCCAGTGGCATCAGTTTGTGTATTGCTGGTTCCTATAAAGCCAGCTCTAACTTCGGGTTCCAAAGATATAGTCACATTGGCAGATTTAAATGGGCTGGTACTGAAGCCGGTGTACAAATACAGATTTGCCACACGGTTAACTGTAGTGGCGGCATTTTGTTGCACCGAAGTAAGGGCAAACGTATGTGTAATATTGGCCGCACCAGGATTTCCAGCCAGGCCAGTTTGAATGTTGATGTTGCTGTTGGCTGTTCCATCACCCCACTGGAAGTTGTACACTTGTTGAGCACCAAAGCTGGCTGTGTTGCCGGGGCTGCCCGGAGTGTCGTTACGGAAACTTACCACACCGCCAGTGGTAGCCAGGTAGTTGATGGTTGTTGCTACGTTTGCTGTAACCGCAGGACTTTGTTCTGTGAATATCTTAACATTGGTTGCTGCGGATGTTACACTGTATGGTGGAGCATTACCGGCTGTTTGATTTGTGCCTGTTAATGTGATACTGCGAAGAGCATCGGTGTTGGCTGAATTGATATAGACATGACTGTTGGTGACAAAAGCATTTCCAGGGTTAACAATATTGCCATCGCCGTAGTTGATTGAATAAGATGTAGCGAACTGGCTGGTGTTGGTTAGTGTTACACTGCTACCAGTGTCTAACGTTGTTGGGCTGGTGGTAAATGACGGTATTGGCAGGGGTGTAAACAGCGTAATGTAATTGGTGTTGGTTGATGTTGCTGTTGATCCTTTGGCACCAAGAGCGGCGTTACCACTATAGGTTCCATTGGTGTTGTAGGCCGTGTAGACCACTGTAAACTGGCCGCCAAGCACATTGCTATAGGTGTGCGTTGGGTTTGCTGATGTGCTGGTTGTGCCATCACCAAAGTTCCAAAGATAGTTGGTGGGATTACCAATGTAATATCCAGTAAATGCCACACTTAGTGGACTTGGACCCGATGTCACGTTGGAGGAGATATAAACATTGCCTACATAGGTATTTCCGGCAATGTTCAAGGCCACTTGATTTAGATCATCTAGGCCGTCAGTTACAAAAGTAGCAGTAGTCCATCCAGGATAGGCCACGTTGGTAGTCAAGCTGCCATCGGTGGGTGTTCCTAACGGAATTACATTGCCAGTGACATTGCCAGCAACATTGCCTATTATTTGATCTACATAAAATTTGGTTGTGGCATCTGCGTTGGCCACTGGTTCTGCCAGGTTATTAATGTTGACATTGCCAGCACTAATATTGCCAATGTTGGAAATGATCACATTTCCAACCTTGATGTTGCCAGTAACTTCTAACTTGGCCGCAGGGTTAGCTGTGCCAATACCCACGTTGGCATTGGCTATGCTGATGTCGATGCCATCACGCTCGAGAATGCTGGAAAGTATCTGCCCTTTGACTAGATTAACTGCCATAAATGATCCTTGTCAGCTATTTATGGGTCATGAGCTGGTGTGTATTACGTTGATAGGCACGGTGTTGGGCGGGGCGCTGGTAAAGGTCAGAGTCACTGAGCCGTTGACTGTGTAAGCAGTTATGGGTTCCTGATAGATAGATCCTACAAACACAATGATCTGGGTAGCTGTGCTTTCGGCCACAGACATGGTAAAGTCTGTTTGCACTCCGTTGCCGGTGAAATTGTCCACGGTGTAGTCCACATCGCCCGAACTCAAGGCCACAAATTGAGTGCCGTTGAAAAATTCCACAAAGCCCGATGAGTCGGTGTTGTAGCGTATGAGTCCAAATGCGGGCGTTTCTGGTCGCTGGGCGGAGCTTCCGGTGGGCAGGACCACACCCGAACTGCCACTCTGCAAGCTACGATTTTTAACGTAGTAGCCCATTAGATCGTGGTAAAGCTGGTGACCGCAGTGACTGTGTTGGCATTGGCCGAGATCTGTATAGTGTCACCGTTACCCAACAACAGTTTTTCTCCGGCTGCATACAGCTGATAGGTGTCCTGTGAACTTAACGGCAGGGTGGCCAGCACTATGTTGGTGTTGCCTACGGTGCCGCCGTTGGGCACCACATGCACATTGGCTGTGACATTTCCTGTGCTGTAGTTGCAGATGCTCATAAAGGTTATGGCTGTGTTGCCTACGCTGGTGTAAACTGTGTTGCCGACTGTGGTCACGTTGGCTACTTGAATGGTCATTGTTGTTCCTTAAAATATGATTGAAAATACTATGGCTTTGCTCTTGCTGACCAACTCGTCGGCCGCTGCGGCGCTGGTAAAATACACGCCGGTACCGCCGGCACTGACTACATTGCTGTAGATCACCACACTGTTGCTGACATTGGTAGGTGTGGCCACATTGGCCAGAGCCTGGTGTCCAGTCAAGGTCAAGCGATTGTTGCTTTTGTCAAAGGTCAAATTTGCACTAGCACCAAATGAGCTAGAGTCGTTGAACTGTATCTGGGTGTTGGCTCCGCCGGGTGGAGTCGAACCGGTTCCGGTCACTATGTTTGCATAGGCTGTGTTGGGAATGCCGTTGCCATAAACATTGGGTGAAATCTGCCAGGCGTTGATATCGGCATTGAATCTGAGTCCAGCGTAGGAATTTGTGGTCACGTTTAATCCAGCCAACAAGCCAAGATTGTCCACGGCGCCGGTGTTGTTGGCACCAACCACTATGAAATCATCCACTGTGGTCAGATTGCCTGTGTAGGTCAGATTTCCGTTGAATACGGTGTTAGCAGCATTGATGGTGAATATGCCCACTCCGCCTTCACAGGTAAGAGTGTAGTCACCGCTGACGTTTTTAAAGCTGGTTGTCATTCACAGATCCTTTTTGTTATTTATGCGGTCCAGGAACACCGTGATATCCATATGAGCAAGATTGGGTATAAGTTCAAATTCTTTGATGTGTGCTGTGGTGGGCCCTTGCACCCGCACAAAACGCACCTGGCCATGTTCGGTCATGATGCGGGTCAGCTGTCGTATCCAGTTGCCGGTAAAAGTGGGTGCAGCCGTGCTGGGTCGATAAAATTCCGTGCCAGCATACAGATTATTGATGGTTTTTGTGCTGGTAGGGCCAAGATCAAAACCCACAAGATAGATCCTACGATGTCCGTCTATCGCTGCTAATCCTGTTGCTACTGGTCCAGAACTGTAGCCAAAATAGGGTTTGGGTATCAGGTGTGCGCCCAGGCCTGGCATGGGACGTCTGGTGTAGAATCTGTTGACGGCGCTGTAGCCTGATTGCTGTATGTGTTCGGCTATGGGGCGGTCTGTGGCCACCAAGACATGGGGTATGTGTTCACGGTGTAGAGCGTTGCAGCCATAGATTTGGCCACACTGAGCCATGGCAGTAAAACTGCAAGCCGCACGACTGATACCGTTGCCCAATACAAATGCTATGGCCATAAAAAAATCCTCACTGTACTTATAGTGAGGATTTGTGCTGTTAAAACAAAATTACGAAGTGAAATTTTCTACAATACCAAGATCAAGTGTACCGCCAGCATTTTGTTCACTGCCGTTGGCGCCCCATGTTTCTGTGTCTGCACCCGATTTGACCACTGTGCCTTCATCTGTGAAGAAGTTGGCATCTAAAACA